TTCTTCTGTTAAAGATTTATTGATTAAAGAATCTTCACTATCCAAACAATTAAGAATGTATTGTTTATAGTTCTTTTTATAAGCGGTATGATGTAATGTCATTTTTCCACCTTATTTAATTTAGCTTCTACAATTCTTGCTACTTCAAAATCAATGCCCAAGTTCTTTTCAAAATTTGGATGTTCATAATCTACTGGTCGTAAGACTGGTGAGCCATCAAACGAAGTATAAGCAAGTTCAAGCGCATACTTTATGATTTTTACTTCGTCTTTGTTTAGTTTTACATTTATCATTTTTACCTCCTCAGGCTTTGTTGACAATATGATTGTCTCATAAATGATGTCCTCATGTCAACCCCTGAGAACAAAAAAAGAACATTTAATGTAAAAAAGTGTTAAAAAGGGCTAGAATATAAGGATTATGGAACAACAAACAGTTAAAAGAGGACGTAAAAAACTACAATTTACAGAAGAGCAATTAAAAGAAGCTGGAAGGTTGGCCGGGTTAGGCTTCTCGGAAAAGTCTATTTGTGAAGTGGTTCTAGGCTGTTCAGTTTCTACTCTTCAAAGAAATAAAAAAAGAAGTGATAATTTTGACCATTATATAAGGGAAGGAAAGCTGAAGAGTATAGAAGAAGTTTCTTCCGCTCTTTTTGATAGTGCAACTGGCAAGAATGGAAGGGACCCTTCTGTTTCGGCTCAAATCTTCTTTTTAAAGAATAAAGGGAAGCAAGCCGGGAATGTCTGGGCTGACGTTCAACAAATAGAAACTTCCGTCAACCTGGATTCCGTTCTATTAGAAGCTAAAAACAGACTAGATAAGGGACGAACAAGGGACGAGCTGCCGAAATACGGCGGAGAAGTGCATAGAATCAGTACGGCGTCTCAGTTACCGAAACAGAAAGAAGAAAACCTGTCCGATAATCTCTCCTCCTCCTCGGACAAAACGAAGGACAGGCTAGAAGGCGGGGAACAAGTCGCCAACTCTCCGGCGACCCCCCCTTTGCTTGATGCGTAGTGGTACGTTATTTGTAACTGATGAACTAAAATTTTTTTATTTTTATGAATAGACCTGAATTAACGCTTTTATTTGTAAATCTAACTTTTGGCCTCCTCGTTGTTTATTTTATTTTTTTATAATGGCACGCAAAGCAACCTTTAAAGCAGTATCATCAAGAGACATATCTCGCCATCGCTATAAAAGAACATCCATTGGCAACTCTAAAAACAGTTTTGGTTCTGGCAGAAACAAACGTAACGACAGGAAGAAATACAGAGGACAGGGATGAACTTCTACAACTTCCTGATGAAAAACCAAGAACGTGACGACAAAATGGGTAGATTTGCAAAGAAGGTTCTTGGTGATTGTAACTACCCATCAGACAAACCATACATAGAACAACTTAAATACTTGGAAGAAACAGACTCATCAATAAAAACACTACAGGCTTTCACAGACACTTATAAGGTTTACTTGGATAAAAAATGAAATACAGCGCAGAACAAGAAAAAGAACTAATGCTTGAGATATGGTCGATGAATGTAAAAGACGACCCGCTCAACTTCGTTAAATTCATCTTCCCCTGGGGTCAAGAAGGCACCCCCCTCGAAGACTTTACAGGACCAAGAGAGTGGCAAGAAAATATTTTGCGAGAAATTACGATGCACATCCAACGTAATCAATCTATGGAACTACCAGAGATGTTCCGCCTAGCCGTAGCATCAGGTCGTGGTATCGGCAAATCAGCCCTAGTCTCATGGTTAATACTGTGGATGCTTTCAACCAGACTAGGATCAACCATCATCGTCACCGCCAACACCGAACAACAGCTACGCTCAAGAACTTGGGCCGAACTCGGTAAGTGGCTAACACTATCCCTTAACTCTCATTGGTATCAAAAGACCGCTACAACCATAAAACCCGCGCCTTGGTTTGAAGAAGCGCTAATCAGAGACCTCAAGATAGACACCGGTTACTACTACGCACAAGCACAACTATGGTCTGAAGAAAATCCAGACGCATTTGCCGGTATTCACTCATCTTACGGAGTGTGTCTTATCATGGACGAAGCATCGGGTATTCCAGCGCCCATATATAGCGTTTCCGAGGGTTTCTTCTCCGAACCTACCCCGGACCGTTACTGGCTAACTTTCTCCAATCCTAGACGAAATACGGGGCCTTTTTACGACAGTTTCCATTCCAGACGTAAATATTGGAAAAATGAACAGATAGACAGTAGAACCGTAGAAGGCACCGACCAAAAACTATTTCAAACCATGCTTGACCAATACGGCGAAGATTCAACCGTAGCTAGAGTAGAGGTATTGGGAGAATTTCCTAGTGCCGATGACGACACAGTTATACCTATGGAATTAGTACGAGCAGCTATAGGTAGGGATGTAGCGCTAACCGCATCAGAGCCGATAGTATGGGGACTAGACGTAGCTAGGTTTGGCGGCGATAACTCAGCGCTTTGCGTTAGGCAAGGAAACACAGTTCTTGAAATTAAGACTTTTAATTCTATGGATTTAATGCAATTGTGCGGTGCAATAAAAAATAAATACGATGACGAAACTGTAATAAGCAGACCTCAAGAAATCTTAGTAGACGTAATAGGTTTGGGAAGCGGAGTAGTTGATAGGCTTGCTGAACAAAATCTTCCGGTTAGAGGAGTGAATGTTTCAGAGTCTTCATCAACGAAAAAGAACTATTTAAACCTAAGGGCGGAACTGTGGTTTGGTATAAAGGACTGGTTGGGGCAGCGAGATTGCCGTCTTCCTAACGATGATGATCTTGTTGCAGAATTAGCTGCCCCCATTTACAAATATACCTCAACAGGAAAAATAAAAATAGAGTCAAAAGAAGAAATGAAGAAAAGAGGGATAAAATCACCAGACAGAGCAGACGCACTGGCACTAACAATGGCATCATCGGCTGCTTCTTTTGGTGGAACTTCTACCTTCATGGGGTATAATTTCAAAAAACCATTACAATCAAAAATATTTAGAGTGGGATAATTTCATGGAATACGACAAAGACGAACAATTAGAAGGCAAAGAACACAAAAAAGATCACGATGATTACCAGGAACTTGAAGGTATTCTTAAAGCCGAACTGGATGATGCAGAAGACTACATCGAACAAATAGGTGAACAGCGAGCGGAAAGCACAGACTACTATCTTGGTGATGAACCAGAGAGTGCAAGCAGTTTACAATCAGAGTTTATATCGACAGACGTAAGAGACAGCGTTCTCTTTATGATCCCGTCAATCATGCGTACCTTCTTTGGTACTAAAAAAGTTGTGGAGTTTCTCCCTAACGGACCCGAAGACATTCAAGTAGCGGAACAACAAACTGACTACATTAACTACTTGGTTCAACAAAAGAATCCCGGATTTAAAATTCTTTACGATGCGTTCAAAGACGCTCTAATCAGAAAGACTGGTTTTGTAAAAGCATTCTGGGACAACAGTATGAGTGCTACAACACACGAGTACACCGACATAGACCCACAATCCTACCAAGCACTAATCATGGACCCGGATGTGGAGATTGTTAAAGAAGAAGTGAAAATGGAAACCGTCACCATGATGGATGACGTAACCGGAGAAGAAGTTACACAAGAATCACCAGCCAGTTATGACCTGACTATCAGAAGGGTTAAAAGAAAAAACCAAGTCTGCATTGAAGCAGTACCACCAGAAGAAGTATTAATCTCAAGAGATGCAAGAAGTTTGGAATCATCAAACTACGTTGCTCACCGTATGGTTAAAACAGTATCTGACCTAGTGGCTATGGGTTACGACAAGGACGAAATAGAAGAATACGCTGGTTCAGGTTCTTCATTTGATGCAGAAACTTACGATGAAAGAGAGGCAAGAAATCCTCTATACAATGGTGTGTACCCAGACGCGGGCGGAGAATCTAAAAAAGAAGTTTTATACATTGAACACTATCTATTCTATGACCTAGACGAAGACGGCATAGACGAAAGAATAAGAGTATGTACTGCCGGTAACGGTATTAATATTATTAACTGCGAACCTTGGGACGATCTACCAATCGTTATGTTCTGCCCTGATCCTGAACCACACACCTCTATTGGTTCATGCCCGGCTGATTATCTAAAACCAATTCAAGCAGCTAAATCTCAAATAATGAGAGATACACTAGACTCTCTAGGACATTCTATATTCCCAAGAATGGGAGTAGTGGAAGGTCAAGTAAATATAGATGACGTACTAAACACAGATATAGGACAACCAATTAGAATGAGAGCGCCCGGCATGGTGCAACCTTTTAGCGTACCTTTTGTTGGTAAAGAGGCATTCCCCGTGCTTAGCTATCTGGATGAAGCAAAAGAAAATAGAACCGGTGTCTCGAAAGCATCAGCTGGTCTAAATGCAGACGCGCTTCAATCCAGTACACAAACGGCAGTAGCCGCCACCATGTCTGGAGCGCAAGGCAGAGTTGAATTAATTTGTAGACATTTCGCTGAAGGCGGAATGAAAGAACTATTCAAATTAGTCAACAGCCTGGTTATCAAACACCAAGACAGTCAAGACGTTTATAGACTGAACAATGAGTTTATAACTGTTGATCCTCGTTACTGGGATGCTGACAAAGACATGGTAGTTAATGTTGCAATCAGTAAATCTAGTGATGAACAGAAAGCTGGAATACTGGCCGAACTAAGCGCCAAGCAAGAACAGATCATACAGACTATGGGACCAGAGAATCCTCTAGTTAGCTTGCAACAGTATTCAAATACGCTTGTTAAAATTATTGAAATGGCTGGATTTAAAGACGCACAAAGTTTTATTAATACACAAGTGCCTCCTATGCCTCCGCAACCACAAGACCAGAAACCTGATCCGGCAGAATTATTAGCGCAAGCTGAAATACAGAAGGCTCAAGTGCAAGCACAAAAAGCAATTATTGACGCTGAAACGGATCGCATGAAGATTATTATGGATGACGACAGAGACAGGGACGAAGCGGAAGCCAATATAAGATTGAAAGCCGCAGAACTGAATGCCAAATATGGCGCTCAAATTAATGTTGCCGAAATAAACGCATTAATGGAAAGAGACAGGGAAACGCTAAGACAAATAGCAAAATCTCAATCTCAAGGATTATTTAATGGCAACGGAACAACCAACTAAAGTTTATCACTTAGAATTTTTAGAAGGTGATCAAATATATGTAGGCTCCGAGATACCGGCTAAGACGGAAGAACAGGCTATTGAAATAGCGCGCTTTATGTTTGGTACTAAACTCAGCAAAGATTCTGAGTTAATTTTAATAGAACAAGCAACTATTCATTAAAAATGAAAAAGATATTTATTTTAGGATTATTATTTTTACCTTTAACTGCTGTTGCAGAGCAGACAGGTGACTGTACGGCTGGAGAACAGTATTGTGAGCAGAATAGTTTAGAAACAACTAATACTACGACCACGAATAACACGAACACTAATACCAATACCAACACGAACACCAATACGAATACCAACACAAATACGAACACCAATACCAATACGAATACGAATACAAATACAAATACGAATACGAATACAAATACAAATACGAATACAACCACCACGACTGCGACAAACACCAATAATTCAACCGCAACCGCAACAAATACGAATACAAATACCAACGTCAATACGTCTACGGCAAACAATAACAACGTAAACACAACGACAGCGACTTCAACTGCTACAACGAACAACACTAATGCGAATACAAATGTCAATAATTCGACATCTGATTCCACAGTAAATTCAACGGTTAATCAGACTGTTAATAACACAAACACCAGCACTTCGAATAACACCAATGTAAACGAGAACACGAATACATCGACTTCTACAAGCAACAACACAAACGTAAATAAAAACGAAAGTAAGTCTGAATCAAACGTACAAACAAACAACGTAAATCAAAACAACAACAACAGTAAATCAGACAATACAAATAGAAATATTAATCAAAGCGACTCAACGCAAACAATTAAACAAGAAATAACAACTAAAGCACCCCCAGCTTCAGCTATCGCACCAAGCATCATGTCTTATTCTCAAGACCTATGTACGGTTGGCAGATCAGGAGCGTTTCAAGGTCAAGTGTTTGGTATATCAACAGGCAGAACAGTTAGAGATGAGAATTGTGAGCGATTAAAACTATCTAAATATTTATACGATACTGGTATGAAAGTAGCGTCTGTAGCTATTCTTTGCCAAGACGATAGAGTTTTTAAAGCTATGGAAATGGCTGGAACTCCATGCCCTTATCAGGGCAAAGTAGGCAAACAAGCAAAACAAGCTTGGGCTTCTAACAAAATAGACAGGCCAGATTACGATGAGTTTAAGTCAAAATATATAAGTAGATGTAAACAAACTCGCAATACAGAAGGTAAAAGGAAGTCAGGAAGGACCTGTGCTAAAGAATTTAAAAATAGCTGATTCTAATCTTTGGTGTTTTGTAAGTAGTTTAATTTT